TGAATAATTCTAATTCGGTTAATAGTAATCCAATAACTACGATGCCTTTAGTTATTCCGGCAACATCTAAATTAGCAATGATAAGCATAGCACCTGCTAATATTAATAATGCGGTAGCTATTGACACCATAGATGCTACTGCAGTTTTGAAAGTGTATGAATCTGCAAAACCTTTTGCAGATTTGACAATTTGTTTACCTAATCCGCTGACTTCGCTGCCTTCCATCATTCCATACATTCTATTAAAAGCAATACCTAATTCTAAGAATAATACCCCGATAGCAGCTGCTGCTTTTACTAATTTGTCTCCATCGATCGTTGATAATAACAGCATTGAGCCAACTAAAATCAACATTGCTTTAGCAAACTCCATTAAAGAATCGGCTTCGAGATACCACCCAGCATTAGCTATGGCTTGATTGATTATTCCAAGGCCGTTTGTTAAACTCGTCGCTACCTTAATAATATCTAAGCTCAAAAGCATCCCTAAGAATCTAGAGAAAATATCAATTAAATTAATAGTCTCCCCTCTTTTGAAACTGTCGCCTATAGTCGCAAAAATTTCGCCAGACATTTCGGCAAATTTCCCGACAATAATCTTTATAGTGCCCCAAGCTAAATCAACAACTTGGGTTACGATATAGAGTAAACTTTCTATAGGTTTAAAGTTTTCTCTGAGACGTTCTTTAAATGTTTTAAACCCGGATAAATCGATTTGCGCTAATATTTCTATTGCACTTTCAATCTTAGAACGAATATCTTTTACAAATCCTTCGAAATTACCAATAATTTCAGAAACTTTTGGAATCGCTATGTCTTTAATAAAACCATATACTTTCCAGAATATCTTTTTAGCTTCCTCATGGTATTTATTAAATAAGGACATTAATTTAATAAAGAATGCCTGAATATCGGAATAAATATCCATACAATATTTATACCCTGATATAAATGCATTTTTAATAGAATAAACAAATCCGTATATTTTGTCAATAAATTGATAGAAATCTTTTCCTATTGCTTCCGACAAAATATCAACGAATGATTCTACAAACGCTTTTGCGGTGTCGATTAACGCATTAAAGAACCCGCTAATACCTTCTTCTTTATAAAGAGGAATATTCTTAAATATAGCTAAAATTCGTAATGCAAATCTGTTAAGCGCTTTGAACACGCCTTCCAAACGAGATGATATAGCATCGATTTTTCCAGATTCTTTTACCAAGTCTGTTATTTTGCTTAAGATGCGCCCGACCATTCCAAAAATTCCAACACCTGAATCTAAGATTGAATCAAATGTGCTATCAAATTCTTTATTAAATCCTTCGAATAAATGGCCGATAGATTTTAATACTTTAATAGTAATATCTTTTAGTAATTCATAGAAATCATAAAAACCTTTAACGCCTTCTTCGATGTTTTTAATAATCTTTTTTGGCAAATCGGAAAAATTAGAATCGTCAATATCCATGCCTAAAAATACATTAAGCCATGTTTTTCCAAAATACTTTACAACGTTAATTAATTTATTAATTTTTCCCATTAAGCCATCTTCGTCAGTGGCGTCGTCAAGACCTTTAATGATCTCTAAAGTACGAAGAAGAAATTCGTTTAATGATTGGCATTTACTTGTGATTTTATAAACCACTTTTTCAAATTTTTCGGAAGAATAAATTCCTTCCCCTAATTTTTTTAAGAATTTACCAAAAATTGCCATAAAGTCCAAAAGACTTCCTGCAACACCGCTTAATAAATCTTTTATTGGTGTAAGAAACTCCGTGACTGCATATTTGAATGCTTTCAAAACTTCAAACAAACCAAGAAAAGCATTCTTAATATTATCGGCTGCTTTTTTACTAAGTTGCAATTGCTTGGAAAATACTTTTAACTTTTTAGTAAAATTAAGTAACGCTTGTGCGGTAGTTTTAGGAAATATCTCTCTAAAAGCTTCTTTAACAGGTGCCACTAGACTTTTAATAGCATTAAACAAATTCCAGAAAGCTTCTATTAATTCATCACGTCCGCCTAATTCTTTCCAACTAGCCAGCATTTCATTACGAGCATTTCCTCCTTCGGCAAATACGTCGTAAAGTTCATTTGCTAAATCGGTCCATAACTCTTTGGCTTCAACATAGTTACCAAATATGTTTTCAAAAGTTATCATCCATCCAGAACTAACGGCATCTTTTACAGAGTTGATTGCATCAGCTAACGTTTTAGCTTCCTGAGCAGCTCTAAAAGATTTTGCTGACAATTCCATCCCAGATTCCGAAACTAATTCCATAGCTTCAGAACAAGTCAAACTTTCATCTGTAGTGTTTTGAAGATACTCATAAACTGCGTCCGCGTAAGCACCATACTTTTTTAAAGTGTCAAGCAATACTTCGGATGTAAACCAACCTTCGGATAAACTTGAAGAAAAGTTGGCGGCGCTAACTGCAGTTTTCTTTTCCGCTGTTGCGAACCCATCAGCAGTTTCTACTAATGTCCCCATAGCAACTGCAGATTCAATGATAGTATTCTTAAATTCTTCAGTCGCCATATTGGCGCTTTCGATTGAACGCCAATCCATTAATTTTACAGACCCAGTAGCTAAAGCTTGAGCAAAATTATACATTGCTCTGGAAGCTTCATTAATACCTTGGCCTGAAACTGCCGCTTCGTTAGCAATACCTTCCATCGCCGTAATAGCAGTATCAAGATCTACACCGGCAGATGTAAATTTACCGATGTTGTCGATCATATCGCTGAAACTATAAGAAGTTTCATCGGTGAACCAACTTAATTTTTCAATTTTGTCAGTAACTTCGTCAATTGTTAACCCGGTCGCCGCCATAATAGTTTGAATTGCGGCTGTCTTTTCGGCATATTTTGCCCAACCAGCAGTTACTTGGTCAATGGAAACGGATTTCAGGAAAGACTCGGTAGCGTTAATTGCCTTATTGGCTATATTAGCTAAAGCTGTGATAGCAACTACTTCGAGGGCTGAAATTTTCGTTTGCAGCATTTCAATGGCGCTGCCGATGCACGTCAAATCAACTCTAGATGCTGCTTTGTTGATATCGTTAAAGCCATCGGAGGCTTCTTTTCCAAAAGACAACGATTTTTTTAATTTTTCGATAGTTGTCATACTATCAGAAACGTTGCTTTCAAAGCTTTTATTGTCGAACTCCATCGAAACGACGTTTTTGTCAATTTCTCGTGCCATAATCACCCTCCTTTTTTACCATTTTGAATTTTAAGGATCTTTTTTTGTTAATCTCCAAACATCATCTTTTAAATCTTCGAACACAGGCCGAATCGCGGGGTTAATGTAATCAACACCATTCACCCATGCACCATTTTTTGTAGCGTGCCCATATTGCAAAATTATAGCGATTGGGACTCCGTCATTCATTTTGGTATTATAGTAATTAATGGCTAATGTTTCACCATTGTCTACTATCCTATAATTCCAAGATAAAGCGGTTTCACCGCTATCTTTTGGGGTTGCTTCAATAAGAGCATCCAAACCTTTTTGGGCATACATTTCTAAATTCTTAAATTCTTTACGATCTAAGAACCTTCGAAATAGTTTTCGAGTATTTTTAAAAGATGGGTTGCTATTTTTAATTGTGATCATACCCTCAACCTCTAGAACCTAAAGCGGCTCTTCTTTGCGCATTGAGAGAAGCATTTCGAGCAAGTAATTCTGATTTGCTCATCTTTGTTGGCTTCTGATTCTTAATGTTGCAAACCTTTATTAAGGTTAAGAGTCTATTCAAATGCCATTTTTGGCACTCGAATGGGATGTTTAAAGCTATCATCCAATAGTAAATTAATTCACTAGTTATCTCTTCCCCGGATCCACCATGACCTTTAGATTCTCTAAAAGTTGTAGCAGTCATCGAGTCTTCGATATAGTTATTAATTGTAGTAATGTTCTCATTTGACAAACAAGAATATGTTAAAGGATTTACGTTTTGATTTATAGTCATACATTTGACATAGTCCAAAACCTGTTCTCTAGTTTTCTCTTTTTTAGATAAAAACGGCATATGCCATCTAGCCTCCCACTTAGAAAGGGAGACTAGAGAGTGTTCTAAAGATAGATTTTGTTCTTTAAAAATCACAAATTCTTGCTTTATAGGGTCGTACATTTCAGTGGAAGGCACTGTAACATTCAACATAACTCTCTAATCTCCTTCTGTTTTAGCCTTCGGCTATTTGGGCAGCTTGAACTGCTGGAATAATACCGTTTACAAATTTAGCAGCTTCCTTATCGTTAGTTGCTAATTCCATGAATAATTCTGAGTATGCTTCTGTCTGAGAAAAAGCTGTAGCAAGTTCTTCGGATTTAATGAATCTCTTACCATCAGCACTCTTCTCGCCATAAGCTTTTAAGATCAAGCTTTTGAAAAGCTTAATAACAGCGGGTGTGTCCTGTGCATTTACAATCTTCTTAATTGATTCGGCTAAACCGCCCTCAGTTGACATCTCCATTTCTGCAATTTCAGCCTTTGACAGATTAAAGTAGTAGTCCTCAGTTCTTTCAACTCCGTTGTAATCGGTGTATTTTATGGTTTTTTTGATCATTTTGAATTTTCTCCTTTGAATTTACTTTAAAAATTATTGAGCGTGTGTAAAGAGAGTGATGATTTCGTCTGGTAATGGAAGACGAGGATCTGCACCCTGAGTTTCGCCCTGTGTATTTGTTCCATAAAGGATTGTTTCAAGAGCTGTCATATCAGCAGCTGCTGCCTTTGTGGAGTCAATTACTAAGCTAGCTGTAGCTTTGTGACCTGTTACGTTTACAGGTGTTGTAGAAAGTTCCCAAGAGAATGTAATTGCTTCTGGGGAATCATTGATTGTGCTGTAAGCCTTCTGAGAAGGAGAAGCTGTAGCACCATAAATGATGTGAATCTTGTAACCAGCATTCTGACCAGCAGCATCGTTACCAACTGTTGTTGTATAAACGAGACCGAAAGGAATACGGTTTTGCTGACCGATGGAAATAGCACCTGCAGATACGCCTGTACCTTCTGTAGCAGAGCCATCGCAAATTGCAAATTCATCTGGATATGTGTAAGCTTCAACTGTAGCGCCGAATTCTTCAGCGGATACAAGTGTCAAATACTTTTGGTCATCTGCGTAAAGAGATGTAGATTCAGCACCAGAAGGGCTTTCTGTTACTGCTGTAAGACCATTCCAAGCTACACCTGCAGCGTAAGCACCGTCTACGCCATTTTTAGGGAATAATACGCCATTCTTGACACCAGTTTCGTATACACGTTCGCCACTAGCGTCCCAAACAATTTTAGACATATTGTATGTCCTCCTTTATTTAATAATAAATTGTGAATACATCGTGGTACAAACCATCTGCTACATAATGCCTGTCATACTTCATGTTTGGTATGTTAGCTAATGTATCGATGATTGTGGAAGAAGACCCTGGGGCTTTTGTCTCAGGGTTTTTGTCCACGAATGTAATTGTGTAAAAATGCGATAATCTGTAAGGACGATTATCGGCATGAATTGCCCGAATATCAGACAATTCGTAAATGATGCAAGGGTATTTAAGCATCACATTTGAAGGAGGTTGAAAATAAACATTTTTAGTTCCAAGAACCTTACATAACTCAGTATGGAGCTCTGTTCTCGTTTTCATTGTATCTTCCTCCTAGTGTGAGAATTAAACGTGGGTATTGAACCTCAACGGCCGTTACTTTCCATTTAGTTCCCATATAAGTTGCATACTTAATGTTCTGAAAATTAGTTACGGCATATGGGTCAGCTAATATGCTAAGATCATTTGAACTAATAATATCATCGTTGATTGACGATGCTTGAATTTTACGTGCATTGCGAACTAATTCGCCATAACACTTGCGTTCAATAATCGTTTCTTTCCATACGCCTGTATGTTCTATATCTTCAGTTAAGAAACTATACCCCACTGACCCATAAAATTTTGCCATTTTGAATTTTCCTTAGATTAAGCTTGCTTTAATTCAACATCGCTGAACTTGAGTGTTCTTGTTACAGAAGCGCCGTTGAGTGTAGCTGTTAACTTAAGAACTTGTGTTCTCTTGTTTGTGAGTCTAACTACCATGTTCATATCAGAGTCAAATGTAACTGTTCTGCTTCCCATTTGTCCTGTTACTGTAGCGCCTGCAGGTGCATCAACCTTGATTGCGATGTAGTTACCGGATTGTTCAGCTGGGTCACCAGAGTAACCTGTGTAACCTGTTACATACTTAGAAACGCCCTGTACATATGTGTCATGTACGTGTACTCCAGACTGGAGGTCAGATACAGACTTACCAAGAACTGTTGTGGAAGCAGATTCTGGTTCTACATCGAGGTAGAGAGCTGTTGTTTCTTCGATAGCGATTGCAGAGTATGGCTTTACAAGAGCGCCAGAGCAACGTGTTTCGATAAGATACTTCTGTTGGTTGTAGTCGATATCGAAATCGTCGAACATGTTAACAGCGCCACCCTTATCAGCACCTACGTTGTAGTCTGCAAGGTTAACAAGGATACCAACGAGGTTGTATGTGTTGCCACTTTCAACTCTAGCCTTGTTTTCCATTACTTCAACAGTAACGATTTCCTTTACACGAAGAGCTGTGCGGAGTTCTTCTTCAGACTTGTAGAGACGATGGCCAATGCCGTCTTCGATTAAGAGCATACCTGTAAGAACTTCTTCTGTTGTAAAGAATGTTGGGTTACCAGAGCCCTTGTAGTCAATACGTGCTTGGAGCATGCCACGAATAATATCTTTGTACTTCTGGTCTTCTGTTGCAGAAGCAGAGTGGTTGATAACCTTTCTAATTGTGTAGAGTTGGTCATCTGTCCAGATTGGACGAATGTTGAGTTCGTTGATCTTGTCATCAGAAGATGCATCACGTCCGTCGCCAATTAAGATAGCGCGAGCAAGTTCTTCGTCAAGAAGTACTCTCATTTCAGACTTGAGCCAAGCGATTACGTCAAAAGATGTAATATCAACTACATCGTCGCGATCCATTTTCTGCTTCTTATAGATTGTTGTAGGTGTTGTTGTTCTCTTAAGAACTGGGAATACTTCTTCTTTCTTGAAGTTGCCCTTGATATAGCCACGAGCTCTTGCATCGTCTTCTGTGATGTTAGCGAACATAGACTTGATACGAGAGAATGGTGTACGATGAACACCGCCAAGAACCTTGGATGTCCAAGCCATTTCGCGGGAAATCCATTCTGGTGGATTGTTAAGAGACTTAGCATCTGGGAATAGATAATCTACATTCTCGATACCGTGTTGAAGAACAGATTCCTTCATAGAGCCATAACGCTTAGCGTCATTGATGATTTCGAGTTCTTCTCCGTGTTCGAGAACTTCGTTGTTTGTTTCGTTTTCAAATACATTGTGCTTCATTTCAGAGTCCTCCTTATCAGACTTCTTTTTATTTTTTGCATCTTCTACTGCTGCGCCTATTAAAGCGTATACTACTTTTTTCTGTTTTTCAGTTAAAGTGTTGAATACATCTTGAACTGTTTCTTCAGATTCATTAGGTGTAGCCACCTTTTTTTCTTCGGCCATTTTCTGGTCCTCCTTTGAAGGTTCTTCTTTAGCGTGTTCAAGATCCTTTTTCTTTTCTGGATCTTCTCCGCATTTAGAGTGTTCAAGATCCTTTTTCTTTTCTGGATCTTCTACGCATTTAGCGTGTTCTAGTTCTTTCTTTTTCTTTTCTTCGTCAGAAGCACAAGAATTTCCACAACCAGAATGTTCTAGTTCTAATGATTCGCCTGTATAAATTACAGCTTCACCTTCAACTTCTTCACCGTGGCAAAGAACATTGTCAATAAATGCGCCAGGATTTGCTCCTGCTAAAACTAGACTTACTTCTCTAATAGCTCCATGTATTACATCAGAGCCAACTTGTTTTAGCTTATTAGCATAAATGGACAGTGCTGAAACGTCGCCATGAGCTACTAACTCTTTAGCTTCTTTAGCTTTCTCAGTCTCATTAAATGAACAATAAGCATAAACTCCTTCATCACGATTTTCAAGTAATGCGTGACCAAGGACGTTCGATGGACCATCATGACGATGATTCCATACTAGCGGGACTGTTTGACCATCATTGTCTTTGAAAGCGCCATGTTTTATAACTCTTCCATCAGAACATTTGATGTTGTTTCGGGTAGCCCAGCCACTGAAATCGAACTTTTCATTCATTTTGAATTTCTTCCTCCTTCACTTCGATTTCTTCGCTCGGAGCGCCAATGTTTTTAATATTTTCTCTTTCGATTTGGGCATTAGATTCGCTCAAATTCTTGTTTCTGAGAACATCAGCATTAGGATCGGTCGACGGTTTCATTCCGACAATTTGCCTAATTTCATTTGAGGTCATAATTTCATTTCTTGTAAATTTGTCCGCGATTTCGGCCAATTTTTCTACAGGAACCAACTTAAATGGATCCCTAAAGAATGAAATCGACTGGTGTTGAGACCGAGCAGTTTTGGTTAGAAACTTGCGTTTCATCTCTTCCGTTAATGCATTAAGAACAGGTTCGATAGTACGATTGTAGTAATTTAACATCGTTGAATCATTAGCCGTTCCATCCAATACCGAAGCATTGATACCTAATTGGCTATAAAGCATTGTTGTCAAATACTCAATCTGGGACATTAAGTTGTTATCTACACTGCGGTTCAGTTGTGTTATGTGCTCAGTACCATCGGTATAAGCAATACCATACTTTGACCCTGCAAGTTGCTGCTCAATGTCCTTTCTACGATCTTCTGCTTGCTTACGGCGAGCATCTGTCTTAATAACGTATGGCAATTGAATAATGAGATCCAATTTACCTGCCCCACTTTGCTCGTCTATAGCATCCAAAATATTCAACTTATGAATTAGCCTTTGCAAAGTTGAGTTAGGTTCATTCATTATTGTATAGAATGGATTTTCAACGATGGCAACCGATGTTTTAGGGACGGAGACTTCTTGTCTTAATCCTTTCGTCTCATTATAGACATCGATTGTTACAAAATGTGGACTCCATTTTGTTACTTTACCTGTTCTCATGGTTAAAATATCATAAGAGTCGGTAAACGTAGGATCTTTGCTAGTATCTATTGGCAATAACGCTACGTGGCCTTCGTCAAGCATTGATAAGACGGCGTCTTGTATAAAAGCTCTTCCTGTCTGATCCATGTTGGCTTCGCAACGTAGACAATTATTAAGACCTGAGTCTATTTCTTCGATATAACGACCATTAGCATCTAATCTAGTGTGCATTAGGTCAACAGCAGACACATCCATAGAAATTCTGTTATAAATAGCAGTAACAATCGAGCGTTCATTACCTCGAGTCATTCTAGGAAGATCCGGTCTATAATAATACACTTGACCAGTGTCGTTATAATCTCTAGCAAATGAGTTTGTGCTTTCCTCATTAGCTCGGAAGACATTCCATGCTCGCTTTACTCTATCAAATAAAGCCATTTTGAATTTTGTCCCCCTTATTTTTTAGTAAGTTTTATGAACAAAGCAATCATAGCTGCTACTTCAACAGCGTCCATGGCCATACTAGATACTTCAGGCCAATTTTCTTTAAGCCATGATTCTCCTTCGCGAATCGTATTATCATTTTCGAGTTTCAACCTGACATAATTGTTTTCCAAATTTTGTCGGTTGATATACTCTTGAAGCTCTTTGTCTGTCATTTCTTGAGCTTCTTTTTTTGTTTCGCGTTTTTGTTCTTTTTCTTTAGCTTTGTCATTTATTTTAACATATTGGTTAGCCATATCAACAGTATCTTTTACTATTGTTTTAGCGGCATCGGCTTGCTTTTCTTCTGGCGTTTTTTTGTTTTTGCTACCAAAATAGCGTTGTTTTCCAGCAGCCGTATACGTTCCATCTGGATTTTGGTATCTTCTAACGCCCCATTTCTGGCCTTCGATACCATAATGTTGTAAATAGTTGTCCATCGTAATCACCCCTTACATTGTCATAATGTAACTGTATGAGACTTTTTAATCTCTACAACAGGAGCAGTTTCTTTAACTTCTTCGACAACTTCCGGAGCTTTTTCAACAGCTTCTTTAGGTGTAGAAGGAGTTTTCTTTTTCTCTGCCATCATCTTGTCCTCCTTTAATCTTCTTTTTTGTCGGCCAAGACGTTTAATCTCCACTCTAATTCTGAAACTAGTCTATTAATAGATTCCATTTGGACAGAACTAGATGGGGGATCAAATAGTAGTTTGACCTTTAGATACACGTAAGTCTTAACATCGTTTAATTTACTAGATAGTTCTGTAGAATTAATAAATGTAGACCACCTTTCTCCAGGACCCGAGATGCTAAATGCTTCGGATCCAACCCCGAGTTGATTGAGTATAGCAAAGACAGTATTAATGTGAACTATTAATTCTGAATCAAAGTCCGTGCTAGTACTATCAATTCCCAGAAGTTTTTTGATTGAGACTAATATGCTATCCATTAATCAGTCCTCCTTAATCAAAGACATCTCGATTTAGTTTGTAAGATACGAAAGCGTCTAACATAGCCGCAACAGCGTCAATCTTCTGCTCACGTCTTTTTTTGTATAGTTTGCGGTTCCCGTTAGTATCTTCTAATGTTATGCAGTTACCCATCGCAAAGCTCATTAATTCTTCGTCAAACAATAGCATTCTATTCTCTGACAATTTCTTTAATTCGCCTAATGGAACGGATTCTGTTTTAGAACCTTGAATAACTTTTTCAATACCAAAAGGCCCGTTTTCGTTTTGCCATCTTTCGATGAATTCTCTTGCATTATATGGGTCGTACCCCACACAACGAACGTCATACTTGCAATTCGAAATGTGATTATCCAAATCTTCGTAAACGTTCATCATGTCTAGAATAGTTCCTTCTAACACAATCAAACTTCCTTCCGCTAAAAACTCTTCATACTTAGTTCTCATTGCCATCGGCAATCGGTATAAAGTATTTGAAGTTATGTAGTTTCGGGTTTTAACACCAAATGTTCCGTCAGGTAAAGGAAACAGAAAAGTAAATGCACAGAAGTCGTCCCCCTGCGAAAGATCGCAACCCATGGCACAAGGTAATCCCCAGAAATCGCTTTTTCTATGAGGTAATGTCTCTTCATATGTAAAGTAATAGGTATAACCTTCCATTGGTATGCCGAATCTCTTAGCAAGAATATCGTTTCTTGTGCTTGGAGCTTTTTCTGCTCTTTCGACATCTAATTGGTATGTTTCATAAGTAACTGTTTTACCTAAATTCGGATTGGCTTTAAGCCAAAGCTCAGGTTTAGCTACTTCTTCAACCGAATCTAATTTGTAGTACCAGATTGACACATGTGGGTTGACGTATTCTCCTTTGAGAATCGACAAAAGTTCCATTTTGATTGTGTCGCCGGCACCATTTCTTACCGTGCCCTCAGAACTAGTTGCTACTATTAGATAATCATCTATCTTAGAAGCACCTTGTTCAACGGCTCCAATAACGTCTTCACGTACATCGCCAGAAAGCCACTCGTCGATTGTAACTACCTTAGGTCGAAGACCTTGAAGCTTGTTAATCGACATAGGGCGAATCTCTAAAATAGAACCAGTTAAGAAATTCTCGATACCTTTCTTTGTAGAGGCTAACTTAACACGGTCGGCTTTAGAGCCCGTTGTGTTTTGGATAGAACCTTCTGTTAAAAATTGGTATAAAGGACCTCTGGCTCTAGTAATAGCGGTTCTTATTGGCGACATAACTTCTTCCGCCTGTTTCATAGTTGGGGCGGTCGTGATTTGATGAGTTGTGCTAACGTCAATGTTTAGAAAGTAATTTTGTAAACATGACGCGTACATAGATTTAGCAGCACCTCTTGCAATTATCAGATACTGTTTATTAATCAGACGTTTCTTAATCGTCTTCTTAACGTAATGTCCTCCGTGATTATCGGCATCTGGTACAAATACACTTCTTTCGACGAAGTAGTACCAGCCAAATATCTCTTCAGCCCATAATTTAAACGTATCCAGTAGTCTTAGATCAGCGCCGTCCGTAAGCGTTAATTCGTTTTCACAAAATTCTATGAAACCATTGACTGCTTCATCATCGTAGTAAATTCCCGGATTTCGTATAAGTTCATCTATACGATTCATCTCCATAGAGATCTCTTTACAAACCGGTATTTCACCTCTAAGTACGGCATCACGAAACCTGCCGTAATAGATCGGTGTAGCAGTATTCGATAATGCCATGGTTCTCCTTTATTTTCTATAAATAACTTTTCCTTTACGGTCTAGTTTACTCATAGGAATGTCTTTTATTGTTCCGTCAAAGCCAACAACTGCATAGTTGTCCATTTCGCCTAAAGGTAAAAAAGTAACAACATAATAATTGCTAGCTTTAAATATCTGGAATACTTCTTTTGAGTATCCCTTGTCTGTTAAAAATTTCTTAATCTTTTGAATTTCCTGTTCCATAATTATTTCCTCTTTAATAATGGTTCTAACATCTGCATATTAGGTTCCGAGTCGTCGAAACGAATAGAACTTGTATATGTGTATCTTGATAGTAGATCACCAGGTTCTCCTAACTTGTAATGCTCTGAGGTTTGACCGTCATAAGCATCAACTTTTCCATCTGTGATGGTAAAATAAACGCTGTGAGCGCTGCCAAATATAGAATCGGCGATCATGAGATTTCCTCTAGCATTATTACCATATAAATCCGTCAATGTTTTCGTTAACGATTCTTTAGTCATGGTGTGATTTTGGATATAGTCTAAATAGTTATAAAAATCATCATCGCTTGCATTTTCAGCAAAAGCTTTTTGTGCTTCCGGAATAATATCAGTCTTAGCGTCCGGCCAAGCTTTTTTATAATCATTAAATGTTAGGCCATTACCTTTTTCATAAGCAGCTGATACATCATAACCTCTTTGACGCATCTCCATGGCTGTTGTACAATACATACAGTTAACGGTGCCGCCTTCTGGATTAGTTTTATGCATACTTGACGCCGGTTGCTCTGGTGTTTCTATTTTTTTGTATGACGAAAGAATATTGTTGTTCTTTTCTTCATCGTTCTCATAATCAGTCAATCTTGTATGCTTCTCCGAATTAGCAGTCTTTGATTTTAGAATTGAAGATGCCGCTAAACCAGATATTGCGATAGATTTCATCGCTAATTTTCCCATTTCATCATCGTCGATAAATTTGGCGCATTTATATATACCATACGCCGCAACAACGGCAACCCCGACAGAAATAGCAGTATTTCTTTGTTTTTTGCTCCAAGTTTTGTTTGTTATGTTGGTTCCTTTAAATTCTGTATCTAGTTTTTCGTCCCAAGGTTTACGTTTGCTTAGTTTTTCTTCTTCGGAATGTTTTTGGTTTGGGTTGTTTCTTTCTATGGATTCGTCCGCTACTTTTTTTATTTTTCTAGCTTTTTCATAAACATTTGTGGCTCTGCTAACGCTCTTCTCCCATCCTGCTTTTTCTTCGGATGGAGAGTGGTCTTCGGCTTTTAAAGGATAAGGTGGGCCATTACGCTTTCCCCACTTCTGACCGAGGATACCGTGGTGCTCTAAATAATCGTTAGAGCTACGAGTTACTTTGATTGGCATATTTTGTCGCCCTCCTTCTTCCTCTCGTTGCTTGTTCTACTTGATCTTCCCCATATTTAGCTATTAAATTGTCTACTATCTTTTGTTCTTCTTCTGCTAAGCCCTTTTGATAATAAACATCAGCATCAATAGAAATCTTAAAAGCTTCAATAATATTTTTAGCTGTGTCATAAGTTTCTTTGGCTGTTTTAATAGTTTTAATAATGCCAGATTCGCTATCTATGCCATACCTTTTTCTTCCGGCTTCAGTTAATGTGCCATCTTCATTCTGGTAACGACGGATCCCCCACTTTTGTCCGAGGATACCGCGGTGCTCTAAGTAATCGTTAGAGCTACGAGTTACTTTGATTGACATGGTTACCTCCTATTGTTATTTCCTTTTCTTTAATTCTTCATTAATTTTATTTAATTCTTCAGCATCTTTTTGGTTTTCTTTTTCTTTGTTAGAAACATTCGCTAATTGTCGACCAATATTCGCTCCCAAAAGAGTTCCTGCTAATGCTGGAATAGTCATTTCTTCAATTGATTTTACCGCTCCTTTAGCTGTTAAAACTGTATCAGCCATGGCTTTCCCAATTTCTTCGTAATGATCATTTATCTGGGGGATAGTTTTTTTACCAAATGCTTCCAAATATGGGTTAACATTGATTCCCATAAAAGAATCTACGTTAGACGCTATTCCGCCTAAATATTTTTCGTATAAATACTCCCCATATTCTCCTTGCATCTTAAAAATGCTTTCTACTTCGGCGTCTAATGCTGAAAGTTGATCTAATGTCCTGATTTTAGATTCTGAAAGTTTTTTAACCGTATTTTTGGCATCTAATAAAATCATAGGATTGTTTCCCATGCCAGCAGATCCGCCAACCGTGTCATTATAGTCTACAACTGCATTATAGCCTAATTTTTTTAAATTCTTGAAAAAGTAATCAGAGGCTTTTTCTAACGATTTATCATCCTGCAACCACTTAGTATCTCTTGCACCTATGGTGCTATTGAAATCTTCAAGAACTTCTTCGATTTTTTTAGGCATTTATTTGGCACCCCTTCTCCACAATGTAGTATCACCAGCTATTCTTGGTGTATAGTCTTTTGGAATCAATTCTATGTCGCCATAGTGAATAGCATCATGTGTTAATTTCGTCACGCATATTAAATACTCAGGATCCATTAAAAATTCTGTAGCATTTAATAAATCTTCTTTTCGTATTGGATTCATATGATGAATGTAGACAGACGTATAAATATCGTGGCCTGGCATAGCTAAGTCACAACAATTGTCGCGAACTATTATTTGATCCCGAATCCTTTTCCATTCTTTTGATCTGTAAAAGTTCTGATTCAAATATCTATCAAACCCAAATGTTTCCAATCCTACTTGTCCGTCGAGTTTCAAGTAATTGAAACGTTCTTCAAAAGTTGGTAAAGCTATTAGATCAGTATAAGTCCTGATCATTTACTTCACCTTCATTATTGCCGCTATATCTTTTCATTGCATTAAGAGCATTCGAGTAAAGTTCCTCTACGCGCTTAGCTGATTGAAGTGTTTCCGTTTTCGCAGTAATTAAATCTTTCTGTTTTTCTAAAATTTCTTTTTCCAACTTTTCTTTTGAAGAACCTAGTTTTAAATAATGAGTGATAACTTGAGAAGAAGCGGTCCCGTCTCGCAGTTGTTGCTCTGCAAGATCGATAGCTAGAGATATCAATTGTGATTCCCTAGCTTCCGGAGTTAATGCCGGACGCATCATCCTCTGTTTGCTATCAGATGAAATATCCGCTTTAACTTTCGGCATACTTTAGACCTCCTTCTGTGTATGCATAGTATACTTCTCATTAGTTTGCGAAGTGTTTAATTAAGTATATAGAGACTTCATGTATGTTTTTTGACATTTAGAAAGGAGAAAATATATGAACAA